TCAGAGCGATTTTCGAACCGGCGATTTCGCCTCTTGCCCACCGTCTGCCCACATTTTGCCCACAGCATCGGCAACGCCGTTCAGATCGTCGTCAAACAGGTCGGCGTAGGTGTCGAGCGTCATTGCCGCGCTGGCGTGGCCAAGCATCCGCTGAACGACCAGAACGTTCGCCCCGGCGCTGATCGCCAGTGACGCCGCCGTGTGCCGTAGCGCGTGCGCGGTGATGCGCGGAAACGTCGAATCGACGGCTTGGCAACGATCCACGGCACCGGAAAGCCACGATTTGTTACCGGCTGGCGGGCCGAGATAATCGCCGGTCGCTGACGGCCAAATCAGATCGCTCCGGTTCTTGCCCTCGCAGCTTTTCGCCAGTGCGTCAGCGACGAAAGCTGGAAACGCGACGTTTCGATTCTTGCCAGTTTTGAGCGTTCCGACGTAGGTGGTTGATCCCACGGTTACGGCGTTCTCATGCAACACGATCCGACGCCGTAAGAAATCCACGTCTTTCACTCTCAGCGCGGCAGCTTCGCCCCAACGCAATCCGACCGTTCCGAGCAACAGAATCAGAGCGCGGTACCGTCCCGATTCGTCGGCCAGGTGCCGAAGTTGGTCGGCGGTCAGATACACGTTTGGACGCTTCGAGCGTTTCGGCAATCTCACGCCACGCGCATGGTTCGACGGAATCAGCCGATCCCGTACGGCGTCATCGAGAATCCGAGCCAGCACCGAATACGTGTTGGCAATCATCGACGGGCTGAGTTTGGTTGCGAGCGAAGTTACCCACGCTTGCACGTCGGAAAATTTCACGTCAGCGATTTTTGTATCCGACCAACGTGGTTCGACGTGGTTACGCCAACAGCTCTCATACGAACGAAAACCGGACGGTTTCATATGCCCTTTTTGGCGCGCTAGCCAGTCTGGCCCTAACGATCCAATCGTCACCTTGCCCAACGATGGCGCGATGTACTCCCCTGCCATCTTTTTCACTTCGACGGTTGCCGCGAAAGACTCAGCGTCACGTTTCGTCTTAAAACCGCGCTTGTCGGTCTGCCGGTTTTCCGGTGTCCGGTATCTGACGCGATACAAAGTCTTACCGCTCGCGTTTTGATATTTGCTGACTGTTGCCATGTTTCTAAATTCCTTGCTCTGAAATCGAAACTGTCTGCCGTTGTTTTGCCGCACGCGCCTGGCGGAATACCCTCTGACCTGCGGTTACCCTGCGCATGTGGGCTAGTCTACACAACACGTCACGGTAGGTCAGCAGTTTGCTTGACAGGCTATTAGCGACCATGGATCATTGTCTGTAGGCCGAATTAGCGCGAGAAATAGACCCAAATTGTGAAATAGACCCTAGGCCGCAATCCCCCGTTGAATGATCTGCCCAAATTGGGAGCGACCAACCATGTCCGAATTACCGGAATTGCTGACGCCGAAACAACTTTCCGAATTCATCGGAATCAGTGAAGCATCACTAGGCCAGGATCGTTATCTTGGCCAAGGAATCCCCTACGTGAAAGTAGGGAAACGGGTTCGATACCTGAAAGACGACGTTCTCGCTTACCTCCAAGCGAACCGCGTGGAAGCGGGTAACCACGCATGAACGATCTGCAAGCGCACGCCATAAAGAAACGAATCGTCGCACCGGCTAAGAAGCAATACGGTGATTCCAGCGCGGAAGCGGAATCGGCGAAACGTGTTGCTGAGTCCACACGACGGATCGTTTCTAGCTCACCGTCAGCGCCGTTGCCGCCGGAAACTTTGGCGAATCTTGAAGCGGCAGCACGCACTTACCTAGACATAGACGGCGAATCCAGCGGTTTCTTTGACCTCTACCCCGACGGTCGTCCGCTGCCGGAATGGTTCGTTATTTCAAAATGCTTGCAACGCTAAGGAATCCAAATGACGTTTTCCGACAATGCGCGGCGGTACCTTGACGCCGGTTACGCGCCGATCGCTCTGCCAAAGGGCCAAAAGCATCCTCCCCCAACAGGTTTCATCGGTGGCAACGGCAAGCGCGCCGACGCTGACCAGCTCGAAGCGTGGGCGGAATCATCGAAGTACAAAAACGGCAACATTGCATGTTGGTTCGGTGAGCCGGTCACCGTTGGCGGCGTCGAATGCCAATTAGTCGGTATCGACGTTGACCACTACGGAGAAAAGCGCGGCGGCGACCAGCTCGCAGCACTTGAAAAGCAACTAGGGCCACTGTCTGATCGCGCACCGTGGATATCGTCATCCCGCACTGACGGCGTTAGCGGTATTCGCTGGTATCTCGCTCCGGCTGTCGGCAGCGACGGAAAGCGAATCGAATTCCGAGGCAAGGCCGATCAGGGAATCGATGTAATTCAGCGCAAACATCGATACGCCGTTGTGTGGCCGAGTGTTGTTGAGGATCGGCAATATTGGTGGTTCCCGCCAGGTTTGGCGCTCACCGACGACGGCAGGAACGGCCCGGCAGCCTGGCGGGACGATCACCCCCTACCCGTCATTGCCGAGTTCCCGATTCTGTCGCATTCGTGGGTTACCTATCTGCGCGAACACCGCAGTCACGGCGGCGAAATCGATCTGAGTATCGGCGTCACCGATCTGCATCGTTGGGCCGAAGAGGTTTTCAACGATGGCCAGGCTGATCAGATGTGCTGGAACGTGGCGACTTCGCTTGCGACGTACACAAAGAAGATCACCGAAGACGAATCGTCACATGACAAAATCACCGATGCACACTGGATGCTGTACAGCCTTGCCGCAGAGGGTCATACGGGCTGGAAAGACGCCGTAACTGAGCTTGAAGCGCATTGGGTCAACAACGTCGGTGCTGCCGGGAAACGAAATCTCACCGAAGCGCTTTCGGAGGTTTTCAGATCGCGAACCGGCGCACTTCGCAAGATCAAAGTTCGCGTAGATCGTGACGGCGTGCTGACCACCTGCACGTGCGCTGGCGTCGGTGCGACTCTCTGGCATACCGACAAAGTGCCGTTTGAGGTCGCGAAGCAATTCGCCCTGGCCAACGAACGCGAAGAAACACCGCTTCGCCTCTGGCGGGATGACTGGTACCAGTACACCGGCCAACGCTGGAAACGGCTGGAAAAGAACGCGCTCAACAAGTTGTTGTATGACCGCCTGGGCGGCGTGACGTGCTTGAAACCGGTCAAAGGTGGCGGTTTCGAATCGGTGCCGTGGAACCCGACTGATCGCAAGGTTTCGGCGATAGAACACGCCTTGCGTGCGGTCGCGTTACTGGACGCCGACGACATAGAAACGCCGTGCTGGCTTGACCGTCGAACCGATCAAGTCATCGCTTTTCAGAACACGCTTCTACGGATCGATGACCGAAAGCAGATCGAACACACGCCGTCTTATTTCAACACTGCCGTGCTGCCGTTCGATTACGATCCTGCCGCGCCAAAGCCGAAACGGTGGATTCAGTTTCTCGCCGAGCTGTGGCCCGACGATCCCGAATCCGTTGCGTTACTGCAAGAGTGGTTTGGCTACGTTCTCAGCGGTCGCACCAACATGCACAAAATGCTGACTCTGATCGGGCCACGTAGAACGGGAAAGTCAACGATTGCCGATGTTATGCGAATGATCGTCGGGATTGACAATCAAACGGGCTGCCGTTCTGCCGATCTGATAAGCCAGTTCGGAATGGCAAACTTGATCGGTCGCACGTTGGCAACGTTCGATGACGACCGGATCACCGGCAGCGCAAAGAAATTCGTTGACGTTCTCAAAGATGTCATCGGTGAGGGTCAAGTCACGGCAGATCGCAAGTATCAGAATCCCTGGCGGGGCAAGCTATCGACGCGATTCGTCTACATCGCAAACGAGCTGTCAGCGTTTCCCGATTCGTCCGGTGCGATTGTCGAGCGAATGTTAGTGCTCGAAACCCGAAACAGTTTTGAGAAGAATCCGGATCGTCGGCTACGCGAGACGTTGCGGGCAGAGATATCGGGCATTTTCAACTGGGCGCTAGACGGACTAGATCGACTGAATAAGAAGGGCCATTTCACCGTTCCTGAGTCTTCCCGCCAGATGAAAGACGAGCTAGACGCCGCCGCTAGTCCGATAACTGAATTCATCGAAGACATATGCGTGTGGGATTTAGACGGTTTCGTAGTGCGCGACAGACTGTTTTCGCAGTGGAAAGCATGGTGCGAAAAGAACAACTATGCGCCTGGATCGATGCGAAGTTTTCTTTCGAAGTTGAGGGCTGCCTACGGCGGCAAGATCAGCGAAGCCAAACGCGGGCCGCAAAAAGCACAGCAGCGCGTGCTTATAGGCATGACGCTGCGCACCGAGTACGACCGTGAACCCGGCGACGTCATCAGAGGGCCATGGTCGAAGATGGATATAGCCACGAACGTAGCCACGAACGGAGCCGCCAAAAATGGCCTCTGACCTGCACATATACACAATATCCACCATATCCACTACTAATAGTTCTATAGGGAAAATAGATAAAAAGGGTAGAAATAATAGGGGGAGAAAGAAAGTCAAAACGGGGGTTCGTTCGTGGATATTGGATATGGCCGGTCGGAGGTCGGCCCGGTGACCGAAGCCATGCCCGCCACGATGACCATTCCGACGTGCGGAGCACAGTCCTGCAACGGAGTCGCCAACCTGGCGGGACTCTGCGACGACCATATTCGAGCACTGAGATTAACGACGAAAATACAAGATGCGCTATCTGAGTTTCTGCATGTTCAGCAAGGTTCCATGCTGCGAAGTAGCGTGCGCATGGATCACGAGAATCAGCAGAACGTAGAACTGGCTGGCTGGTCTATTGCGCAAGGTATCGCGCTACTCGTGTCAACCTGCTTTGAGTCTGGTATCACCTTTGATCCCGAACCTATTTCGTTGCTATCCAGAACAACGGGCAACACCACAAACTGGCGTGTTCGGTTCAGTTGGATAGCTGGTAAGCCTCAACCGTACGAACTCGAAGACATCGAACCCGATGACGACCAGGACGACGAGATATGACGTTACGTCCTTGCATCGAGTGCGGTGAACCGACCGAAACCGAACGGTGCGAACAACACCGACTGACCAGACAGAGCGTCAAAACGTCTGCCTACGAACGTGGTTACGACCACGCCTGGCGCAAATTGTCGGAACGGGCAAGACGCTTGCAACCGTTTTGTTCCGACTGCGGAGCAACCGACGACCTACAGACGGACCACTCCCCCGAAGCGTGGGCACGTAAGGCCGCTGGCAAGGCCATACGCCTATGTGATGTGGACGTGGTGTGCGGACCATGCAACCGGAATCGCGGTGCGGCACGTGGCCATTCAGAGCCAGTGGGGGGTATCCCCGGCCAGGGGTACAAACGACCCAACGGGGGGAGTCAAAGTTTCGATTACACACCGTCGAAACGCGAATATTGCCGAAATAAAGGAATATAGATAATGCACGCTGGACCCAAAAGGGCGATTACAGCTCAACCGCTTGATTTCGGCCATTATCCGACGAATCGAGCGGCACGACGACAGAAATTTATCGGCGAATTTCTCATTACGCCGCGTGGCCATGGCGCGAAAAAGCCTTTTAAGCTGCGCACGTTCCAAAAAGAGATCATTAAAGGGTCATTTGCGCCGAAAATCCGTACTTCGCTGATCAGTATTCCCCGTGCGAACGGCAAAACGATGCTTGCGGCTGGTCTGTCTCTGGCCGAAATGTTCGTCGGCCCACCGAGCGCCGAGGTTCTGGTGGTCGCCAGCGACCAGCGACAGGCCAACATCACGCTTCGGTACGCGAAACGGATGGTCGAACTGAACCCGGCGCTGGCTGATCGTGTCCAGATTTACGCTGATCGGCTGTATCTGCCGGAAAACGATGCCACGCTGCTACCGCTTCCGGCAGAACCCGGCGCTCTGCACGGTCACGATCCGTCGCTGATGATCGTTGACGAGCTGCACGTTGTCACCGAAGAGGTTTGGGAAGCGGTTACATCGGTTTCCGGCAAGCGGCCTCAAAGCCTCACTCTGGCGATTTCGACGCCGGCCGATTCTGCCGATTCCGTGATGTGGCGCCTGGTCGAACATGGCCGGCAAGGCACCGACCCAGCTTTCTACTTTCGCGAATATCTCGCACCGGACGGTTGCGCCGTAGACGACCGCGCTGCCTGGCGGGAAGCAAACCCCGCACTGTCGTGCCGTGATCCGTTTTTGGCCGAAGACGGTCTAGAGGCCGCTTTGAAAACCATCCGAGAACCGGTTTTTCGTCAGTTGCGTCTTGGCCAGTGGGTGACCGGCGTCGAATCGTGGTTGCCGTGGGGAGCGTGGGCCGACTGCGAGCAACAACGCGAAATCAGCTCCGGTGAGCGCGTGGTTCTGGCGTTCGACGGTTCGGCGTCCGGTGACAGTACGGCGCTGGTCGGTTGCACGCTGGACGGCTATATCTGGCTTGAAGGCATTTGGGAGAATCCCGGCGATCGTGGTTGGCGCGTTCCTCGCGAAGCTGTCAGTACGGCAGTCGATTTGGCTTTCGACCGTTTCGACGTTGTTGAGCTGGCGTGTGATCCGTGGGGATGGCGTTCTGAGATTGAGGCGTGGGCCAAGCGGCACGGTGAGCGCCGGGTTCTGGAATGGAACACCGCAGCCGCGCAACGCATGGCACCGGCAACCGACCGGCTATATCAGGCCGTGGCGACGAAAACGGTCACTCACGACGGCAATGAACAGCTTGCTTCGCATATCGCGCATTGCGTTGCCAAACGTACGCCAATGGGTGATTTGGTGAGCAAAGATAAAAAGGGTTCGCCGCGCAAGATTGACGCCGCCGTAGCTGCTATTGTGGCATATGATAGGGCGGCTTGGCACGCCACTAAATCCATTAAAAAGCGCACGATTAGTTTTGCATCCTAAAAGGACGATATTGTGACCGCACCGGCAACACAAAACGATCTATTGCAGAAACTTCTGCAAAAGCTGGATGAACCGCTAGCGCGTTATTCGCTTTTGGATTTGTACTATACGGGAAATCAACCGTTGGCGTTTCTCAGTCCAGAATCGCGAATCGCGTTAGGCAATCGATTCGGTCGGATGGCGTCGAACATTCCGCGACTGTCGGTAACCGCTCTGGCCGAACGTCTGCAAATCACCGGTTTCTCAGACAAAGCGCTCTGGCCCGAATGGCTGCGAAACGATATGGACCTTTTGTCCAACGTCGCACATCGCGAAGCACTGCTATACGGCGATTCCTTCGTGATGGTCTGGGGTGACACTCAGGGCCGACCCACGGTGTCAGTCGAAAGCGCGAAACAGGTTGCGGTGCAAGTTGATCCGGGAACCCGCGAAATCACGGCAGCGGTCAAACGGTGGGAAACCGAGACGACGACCGAAGCGGTTCTGATCGAGCTAGACAAGATCACGCGCTACAGCGCGAACCACACCGGCGCAACGCTCGGTTTCGAGACAGTCAACCAAATTCCGAATCCGCTTGGCGTTATTCCGGTGGTCAATCTGCGGAACTCTGATCGCATTTTGGACGATTACGGCACTAGCGAAATTGACGATCTGATGCCGCTGGTAGACGGCCTGAATAAGTCTCTGGCTGACATGCTGGTTACGTCGGAATACGTCGGCAGGCCGCGCCGTTGGGCAACCGGAATCGAGCTAGAAGAGAAACCGGTTCTCGACAGTGACGGGAACCCGGTAGTTGACGACGACGGCGAACCGGTTCTAGAGGCTGTCAATCCGATTCCAGAGGGCAATCGGGCCATGATCGCCGAAAACCACGAAGCGAAGTTCGGTCAATTGGCGGCTGCCGATCTGGGCGGTTACGAGGCATCGGTGCGCGTGATGCTTGGGCAAATTATGGCCGTGTCTACGCTGCCAGCTCACTACATCGGCGTGTTTACCGATAATCCCGCCAGCGCTGACGCGCTGCGAGCTTCCGAAGCGTCGTTGACGGCCAGGGCCGAAGCGCGCCAACAGACATTCGGGCGTGCTTGGGAAAAAGTGGCGAAACTGATGATTGCGGTTCTCGACCAGGTTCCGCCAAGCGTGACTGACGACGTTGTGGTTTTTTGGACCGAAGCCGGAACACGGAGTATGGCGCAAGAGGCTGACGCCGCCGTGAAACTTTTCGAAGCTGGATTACTGCCGCGTGCATTCACATTGCGCAAGCTTGGATACAGCGACGAAGATATTCTAGAAATTCAAGCCGAGATTGAATATGCGGCTTTGCTTGAAGGTAACAAACAAGAATCCGATTCGAATCAACTGGGAGTGAACGAAAATGTCGAAGCTGCGCAGCAATGACGACGAAACCACGGAAACCACCGAAACAACGGACGCCGCTCCCCTGGCGGGACACGACGAATCGCCCACCGAGCCGACCGTGGTGGAATCCGACGAGACCACCGACACGGACAACGACGAGAACGGCGAAACTGAAAGCAACACAGACACTTTCAGCCGCAAGTACGTCGAACGCTTGCGCCGTGAGAACGCCGGATACCGCGAGCGTGCCAACCGCGCTGACGAGCTGGCGCAGCGGTTGCATACCGCGCTGATTCAGGCAACGGGTCGCTTGGCCGATCCGACCGATTTGCCGTTTGACGCCGCGCATTTGGACGATTCCGACGCGCTCGAAACGGCGATTAACGAATTGCTGATGGCCAAACCACACCTAGCTTCGCGGCGTCCGTTCGGCGACGTTGGGCAGGGTAATCGTGGCGGTGCGAGCGAGCCTCCGGTGAATCTCGCTGACATGTTGCGTGCACGTGCGTAATTGAGTTCGGTTGCGGTATAGTGCCATTAATGCGCCTGATGCGCTCTCCCGTTTAAACGTCCCGGTGACGTAAACGATCAAATTGCCGAATTTCCTTTTGATTGTTAGGACGTTTTCTAATGGCTGTTAGCACTACTTCCGCAACCGAACTCACTCAGCAGCAAGTTGCGAAAATCCTGGTCAAGCCGCTTGAGGAAGCCGCGAAGTTCCTCGCCGCTGGCCCGCGCATTTTCGACACGGCAAGCGAGCTGCGGATTCCCAAGCTCGGTGGTCCGACCACGGTGACCTGGGTCGGTGAGAACGAACAGATTCCCGAGGGCAACCCCGATTTTGACGAAGTGGTGTTGTTGCCGTCCACGATGAAATCGCTGAAAACCCTTACCCGGTACAGCAACGAACTGGCCCGCCAGTCGGTCGTGGCTCTGGACGCCGCGCTCAAAGATCGGCTTGTCACCGACGTTGCCGCCAAGCTGGATTCGCAACTGTTCGGCGCTGGCGGCGACGGCACGACCACGCCGCAAGGTTTGTTCGCGTGGGCTGGAACTCAAAGCCTCGCGATTGATGGCGCGCTGGAACTTGACGATCTGCACGACGCCGAAGCTCTGGCCCTGGGCGAAAACGTCGATCCGACGCACTTGCGTTGGGTGATGACTTCCCGCGAGCTGATCAAGCTTCGCAAGATCAAAGACACCACACAGCGCTACATCGTCCAACCGGACGTAACCACCGCTGGCGGTTACACCCTGCTAGGCCATCCGGTGATCGTCAGTAACCGCGTGCCTGATCTGGCGGGAACCCCGAACACCGGACGGGCCGCTCTGGTCGATTTCAGCCAGGTTGCCGTAGCGCGTGATCTTGCGCCAACCGTCAAGATTCTTGATCAGACTTTCGGCGATTACGACCAAATGGCTATCCGCGTGGTCTGCCGATACGACGCGAAGCCGCTCAACGCTGACGCCGTGATCAAGCTGACCGGAATCACTATCTGACGATGGCTGCCGTAACCGGCCAGACGGTCGCTGACTTTCTCGGTGGGGGCACCGATACCAATCTGGTCGCCCTCGCCGGGAACCACGCTGATGTGGTCACGAAGATGTGCCGTGCCTACACACGCGGGGGCGGCTTCGCCGGTGACGTGCCGAACGGCGAAATCGCGTCCGTGATCACCACGGCAACCGCTCGATTGGTGTCGAATCCAGAACAGTTGCCGCACGACGTCGGCAGCGTTTCCATGCGTGGCGGGTTCAACGGTTTCAGTCTGACGGAACGAATCGTTTTGAACCGGTATCGAAAGATGGCGCAGTGATATTCAACGACACTGTGAACGTCAAGCTTTCCGAAAAGAAGTTCGTCGGCGGTACTCAGACCACCGTTGTCGTCTTTCAGGGTCCGGTGCCTGGCCGGGTTTCGTTTCTCGATTCCAAGACGACGTTTGACCCGGCAGGCGGCAAGACCAGTTCGCGGTTACAGATCGTTTTGAGTCCGTTCGCGTTCGTCATTCCCCCGAACGTCGGTTCTGCCGGTCTGACGATGGCGTGGGGTCCGTTTACTGGTCTGTTTCCCGAGGGTTGGGTAGAACCGCACTACCTAAACGGACGATTGCACCATTACGAGATGATCGCAAAGTCGGCGTGATGGCTGCCTATCGAATGACTCCCGCCAGGCGTGCGGCTCTGGAAAAGGCGCAAGAGGCTTCGGCCCGGAAACGCCGGAAAGCTCATAACCGTAGACGCAATGTGAGAATCGCAATCGGCGTTACCGGTGCGGCAACCGCTGGCGTTGCGGGTGGTTTCGCGGTACACCGGCTTTCGTTGTATCGGGCCGAACAGGAACTAGTTTCTGACCCGGTGAATAAGATCATTATCGAGCGGCATATCGAACTGGCACGGTTTCACAACGACCGATTAAACCAATTGCGCGGCTTTGGCTTTCCGATCCGAAAGTTCAGCGAAGAGGCTGCACGGTTGGAAGCCATCCGAATTTTGTCGAAAAGGAAAAAGAAGAGAACTTGA